CTAAGAAAAGGCAAAGTAACCCTCATTTTTCCTTAAACTAAAAGGCATTAAGCGGGTAGGGGGTGGACCCCCAGGCCATTAAAACTCCTTTCTAAACTAATCCCTAAACTAGCAAATCATTGCGCGAAACATTTAATCAAAGACGCTGATTTTGTGGCTTGTAACGCTGCCGCGGCCTAACTATAGGCTTATCACCGTATTACACTACGATTAAAGAGTGCATAGACTACTATGATTTCAAAACTTTCTTTCTCGACAGAGTAGGAAGCTGGAAGAATGTATCCGGATATTGCAGATAAACTGATCCGAGATTAATGAGTGCATCCAGATAGACGGTTGGAATGCCAGTAAAAATACCGGCCTTCGCGCCATCACCTGGTTGCATCCACACCTCGACCTCGCAATTCTGGTTCGCAAGCGATGATGTTACCACCACCACGGCATTGTTCTCACTGGCTTCTGTGTCTGTGAAATGGTTTGGATCCCCACTAGGAATCGCCGGTATACCAACAAACCGGTACGGACTAAGAAAAGGCAAAGTAACCCTCATTTTTCCTGGAACTAACATTTCCGTAATTGGATAGCTGCAGCTGGATGCTTTAAATCCAGGATACGTAAAGCCGTATCGAGATGACCAAGCTATCGAAGTTCCCGTGGTAGTCACTGATCTCGCTGTTGGCACCATTGACATCGCAACATCCTTGTCCAAATGTACACCAGCCAACACATATACACGCATATTCGGATCAGAAACAGATTTTACAACAATGTCGTAAATTGTGTCCCCACGAAAAGCGGCATACAATGCTAGAAACAGGCCCATAAAAGAAGTCGGACAATTAAACGATCCGTCAAGGAAAAACGCATAAGGCAAAGCAGGCAGGCCAATCGACGCAATATTATTATTATCAGTAATAATAAAGAAGTCCGCAACTGGCACAGGTCTCTTCCACAAATTGCCCAAATGCCGGGTCAAGCCCTCATCTTCTCTGTTCTCAGGAACTGACTTATTCACTGAAACAGGCACCGTCTCTTCTGCTTCCTCAGACGTCGCTGCAACCTTGCTCATCTCCAATTCTGAGCCAGCATGCTCCTCCATTACGTAATCCAGCTCTTCAGTCTCCTCCTGAATTCCACGTAACAAGGGTATCACTCCAATAGATGATGGAATAAAAGTTTCGAACTCAGACCAGCTGACCTCGACAACCAAATCAATAGAAGTAGTTCCTCCGATCGGACCTTGGACAGCCGTCACCAGAATAATCTGGATAACGCCCATCGTAGGTGTCGTTCCTTGGAAAAAGTCCACATAATGTTGGAAGTTAACTTGTAATTCCGCTCCCTCTCCAGAGCTCAAATCTAAAATGGAGTGAGGCAACTGCGACTGTTGTTGCAAGCTCAAATTTGAAGTAGCATCACCACCAGGGTTAAACACCACCCACAATTGAGCAGACAAAAACGAAGAAGTCACAGGCTTAACGCAGAAATGCGCGTTAGCACGCCAAAAGGTACTAGCCTGAGTACCATACAAACCCTGACCTTTCAGAGTATCGCTAGGATGGTTATAGGAAGCTATAATCCCAACCGGCGTTGAAGTACTTATCGTCAAATTAGCAAGCCGAACGGGCTTCGAGGCTAAAGACGTGAGCGAAGTAGGCGCTCCTTCGAAAGGTGTATCAATATACTGACCTTCGGTATTAGCAATGTGTGACAACGCATTGTTAATGTAGACATTCCCTCCTGAATGTTCAGTCATCGCACGAAGTGGCGGTATTGCGGGCGGAGTATACAGCATATTCGCTAACGGCGAAAACTGCTCAAACTGCATATCCGCATTCCCTGAAATCCAAGTCATCAACGATGGTCCTGGCGCATATGGCACCAACGTGCCAGCTATACGCGACCCATAATAAACAAGGATCGTTCCATACGAATTCAAGTTAGAGTATAAATTCGTGCCAGCTCCATTATTTATCTGCCTACAATAAGGAGTCATCCATTCCTGCACAGAAACTGGATCAACCTTCACCACAATCTCCCTATTGTTCTCATCCACATTCCAAACGATGACTTGTCCTGTCAGCTCATCATTAAACGTGCCTGGATGGGCCCATTTACCATAACGCATGATAAAGGTAATCTGCATAGCCGTACCACACGGTCCCACATAATGGAAGTGGAAATTGAAACTCCCCCGATACTTGCAGAAATGATGGGCAACCCATTCCAGTGGGCTCAAGTTGAACGTCGTCTCCGTCGCTGCAAAAGCATTAATCCCTATCGCCTGAAAAGGCGACATATCAATCTGTTGCACAAGCGTACCAGCTGTTGCTGAATAATCCAGCGTGTTCTGAAACAAGTATGATCTCCTCATAATCAAGTCTCCAATAAGCATTTCTGCCTCTGAAGTCATGAAGTCTGAAGGAACCACACCCGTATCATGACCCGCTAAATCACCCAGATTCATGCTCATGTCCGGACCATCAATGGTCGGCCGAATCATAGCACTACTAAGAACTGGTATGGGCATGACCTGCCCATTCGGTTGATCCATCCTCTCATCTTCAGGATTCTCATACGACGCCTTTCCTCCTGATCTACTTGTCCAGCCATCCGTTGCTCCTTTCCTTCCTGTGTTCTCACTAGTCGCATTACCCTTCCCGGTAACTGCGGCACTAGCTGAATTCTCAGACGTCGCCTTACTATCGGTATTTGATGAAACATCACCAAACGTACCGTTGTAAGATGTGGTCTGCGACGTGACATTGCCATGCTCTTCCATAGCACCACCAAATCCAGTCAAACTCTCCACAACCTCAATTGGAGCCAACAAATTGTTCTTCCCCTGGTTATAAGACAACATCAATGATTCCCAGGTAACCAAAAGATGTTCGAGTCCTTTCACGTGCTTCGCGAACTCGCTACGAACCTCATCAAAACGCGGACCAGCAGGCATCCCATTATCAGTCTTACGACCATAAAAGAATGCGGCTTTCAACGCAGAATTGATGGCTTGCACCATCCCAGCTGGAGTAGGATCACGACAATAAGACAGCTGATCGAGCAGAGTATGATAAGTTATGTAAGGAACATAAGCTTTCAACTCCGAATTGTAGGCAATCCCAGCCTTCAAGAACGTGATCTTCTCAATCGGCGTAGCCATAGGCAATTCTGCACTTTTTCCTCCATCAGTGCACTTAATCCCATGGTCAGCATAAACCTTCGCAATAGCAGGCAAGTTGAAAGTTTCATGCGCTTCAGCCGTCACATTCTTCGCACCATCATCGCCATAAACCTTATTGAAAACGTGGGTCTTATAATCAATAGGCAACGCAGCAGGGTTCAACACCTTGAAAACGGCAGCATCCAGTCCGGTATGACCAACTGAATTCACAACTGCCGTCACACTTGAACCAGAATCCATCCCAGCAAACTTCAAATAAACGTTCATAAAGATGACACAATACACAGTACCGAGACTCCAGAAATAATTACGAATAGCAAACCACTCTCGCGAGTGTTTTTCATATCCATAAAATCCTGTAGCCACGACATCTGCGCACATATCAAAAATAGGAAAATCCATCAAAGCTTCCCAAGCTGAAAAATCTTCGTCCGACATGCAATCTAAAGATGGATTGACAGCCATAAGCTCCCTAACTAGATGGTCAAAATCTCGAGAAAACTTGTCTATCCCAATCGCACTCGGCACCTTCTTCTGGCTCTCCGTCAAATGGTCACAAAACGCTCCAGTCAAAATCCTTCCAACAACAATCCAGGCAAAGTCTAACTTCTCAAAAGTCCTAACCTTACCAGCTGCGATCTTCTCTTTCTTCAAACACTCACTCTTCAAGTCAGGTGCTATCAAAAGAGGCAACGGCGTATTGTTCTCCAGCGAATCCAAAATCTCTCCAACTCTCTTCGCCACGTTTGCTTGCAACTTCCACTCCCCTTCTACCTCATACATCAGGTCAGAACGCTTGAAATGGCCCAAAGCATAGACAGGGCCCACTGACTTCTTCAAATCCAGTGGCGCCAATGCCTCATGAATGGTATATCTACGACGCGGAATAGAAGACGGAATGCAATACAACATCTTGCAAACCTCTCCTGCAAAGCGCATCTGCTCGCAAGTAAACGGCGTTCTATCAACCATACCATGCTTCATCTCTTCATCCCAAACCTTCAATGGGAACAACATAGTAGGCGCAACTCGGCAAGGATACTCAGGATAAGCATCCAAAAACGACGTCCTCTTCAGATCACTCTTCGTATTAATGGACAATTCACGCTTGAATTTACCAACGGGCACGAAATTCCCGGGTGGAGTCTGTACTGCATTGGAAGCGGTAACCATATCTTTTGGAAAATGGCCAGCAACCATAGCGGCATGCATCGTCATAGAAACAGGGGGACCAATGTTCTTCTTCACCTTAACACTGTCCATACAGATATAAACTCCTTTTCCTTTCCATCCACCAGAATGAACTCCAACGATCTTAAGCATGCCTCTAACCTCAGCAAAAATAACTCCTCCACAATGGCCCTTCTCACACCAAGCATTATAAACACCTCCAGTGGTATTAACAATCTTTCCTCCAACGCCTCTCGGATTGTCATAAAAACCACTCGACATCGTACCCTCATACACTCCTCCAGTGATCTTACCGTCAAAATCCATACGGAAAACTTGTGCTCCAGGCATTAAACTAACACCCGGCTCAACAAGCAAACCATGCAAATTCTTACGATGGGGAAGAGGTGACTGAATACGGAAAACAACAAGATCTTCATTTCCACTCTTACTGGTGAACGTCTGAATACGCTCCACATCAATAAGATTAGGTTGGTTAGCAATACCACCCTCAGCTGAAAACTGCAACATAAAACGCTGACCTTCAGCAATCTTACCGTCATCACCACAAAAGAAATGGCGCACAGTACAGACATGCTCTGAATCCAACATAAAACCTTGCACGCCTCCTCCTTCACGGAATAACATGACAACACTATCATCCAATTTGTTCAAAAACTCCTCATCATTGGATGAATGCTCCACGTTAGCAACCAACTTTGTCTTTCTCAACAACCTCTTAGTACGATCACGAGTACCATAATGTTCCTCCATATTCTCCTTGCGCGATTGCCAAGCTTGATGAACTCCATATCCAACAACTCCGAGAAGCGCAGAAATAGCCGTCCCAATAAGACCGATCTTCATGATCTTATCATAAGTATCCACAATCTCTGGATCAACCTCAATTGGCTTCTCAACTGGCTTGACAAAATTCTCCTTAGCCAACAAACGCCTAGATAAACTAGCTCCAGCCTGAGTAACATTCTTACCATCCTGACTCTTAGCCTTATAGCCTAATAACAAATCATCCATAAGCTCTTCAGCACTAAGACTTCCCATACGCTCATATGCAGAAAACTTTGGCGCAAAAGTATGGGCAGTAGCATTTCTTCCTTCATCCCAACCGCCATATTCAACGGTTTTCCATGGGCGCATAGGATCCAAATAACGATGGCGCAGATGTGCACACAACATCTTCTCCTCCTCAGTAGCATTAGCAACAAACTTAGCCATGCACGCTGCAATGTTGGTAATGTCCATCTCATGGAAAAGATGGTAAGCAGGATTCAGCTCAGTATAAACTAAAGCATCACAACGAGCATCCAAAGCTTGGTAGTTAGTAAAACCCTCAACTCCTCGAACATATGGCTCATTGGCACACAAAAACACATGCGTAAACTGAATCTGCTTATTCTTATCTTCCAAAGCAGCAAAATCAGGCTTCATCGGAGAAGCAGTACCACACTTCATCAAGAACTCAACTTGTTCTTGTTTAGTAGTCTGACCTG